TCTCGAATACTTCTGCTTTTCCTTCATATTTATCATCCTTCCGTCTTATGCTCTTTTTTATAACTTCGGGATAACTCGTATAGTTTAGCGTATTTGCTACTTCCTGACCAAACATACTTTCTGCTTTTTCTCGGCTCAAGAAAGCTCGTCTAGCTCGCCACTCTATTTCTGCTTCGGTTCTGGCATCAGAGCAAAAATAATCGTTGTATTGAACAATCTCCAAGACCGCTTTTTCGTCAACTTTGCGCTCAATTTCAGCAGACACCATGACAATGTTAGAATCAGTTTCGACAGCATTACTCGTATCGCCTTCATATTCTTTGCCCTTTGGAGTTACAAGTTTGCCTTCAGGAGTCTTTATAAGTGCAAATTCACTCATAACAGTCTCAAACTTAGGCTCGTATCTAGCCCACAAAACAGCTTGACCAGTAAGTAAAAATTGCAGTGCAGCAGTATAACCAACCTGATCAAAGCTAAAATGCACATCCATAGCGTATTGTGTGTTTCGCTCTAAAACGACACTACCTAGTTGATACGGTATTCCACCGCTACGCTTTCTAAGGTCAACTTCAGCTTCGGGAGTAGAGCTGTAATAAGCTGGTAAAAGGGTGTTAATACAGTACCACCATACATTGATACGACGCTCAACATCGTTCATTACAGTGGCTTGTTTGTTAGCGTTGTAGACCTTTATAGACTCTTCGGCTTGTTCTATGAACTTCTTACGTCTTTCTTCAGCTTCAGTTATTTGTGCTTTCCACCATCTAGGAGAGTATTTTTCGACTAATGGTTGGACTTGTTTCATATTCGTGCCTGTTTTTGTTTCCGACGTACTTTGTTTACATAATCAGCTAAAACAATTACACCTGGTTGCCTAGCCGCTTCTGGTTGTGTCCATTTAGCATCTATTAGTCGAGCTTTGCACAAATAGCGTAAGGCATCACAGTTATGGGATACAATGCCGTTGCCTAGTACGAATGTACTCGTATCTGGAACATTTAGGCAATACACTTCTTTTTGGGTTTGGGAATAAGTGATGGATTTAATCTTCTTCGTCGTGCTGCCATTTTGCAGTTTTGGTGGCAATACTTGCTTTTGTTCTTCATGTTGAGTTTTGTCTGATACTCTGTTTGGCAAAACTGGCATACCAGCGTCACCATAGGCATATTTTTCGCAACTTGCTTTGCATGTTCGGAATGCCACTCTCGTCCCTGCAACGACTTGTGCCAGTATTTTGCTTTTGGAACGGCATGTTTTAGCAGATTTTGTGCAGCTTCTCGTTTTCGTTCCTCTGTTATGTGTTGGCGTAAGTGAACTGCTGCATCCAGTAATTCTAGGTTCTCTATCTGATTGTTGGCTCTGTTGTGGTCTTTGTGGTGTATGTGTTTGCCTTTGGGAATCCTGCCGTGATGGTATTCCCACACTCTTCTGTGTAAACGGGTTGAGCCTACTGAGTTTTTTGACTGCTTGCTGAAATACTGACCGCACAGGTAGTATTTCTCGCCCAGAAACTCTTGAATCTTGTCCGATATTATTTTCACCTGCATACGTTACGCACTGTATCAGATCGTGTAAGGTGAGACTAGATGTTTCTTTGAACGTACCGTCTGAAAGCATAAACTTGTGATCAGGCGTAGCTTCTACAACGGAATTGTCTTCAAACTCTAATCGTATAATTGAAGCTCTTTTGTTTGTTATAGAGCCAAAAGCCAAATGGAACTGTCCGTCATGGCTTAAAACGTAGGTTTTTACGCCATCTAAATCTTTTATTGGAACTTTGCCTGATTTTGTAACTACTAACGTGTCCCCAGTGAGGCAGGCATGGTCAGGTCCCGTAGTGTCTGCATCCTCTGGTTTTCGTTTGTCTATAGCTAAAGATGGTAAAGTTTCTAGCAAATAAGGGCAAGTAGCAAAAATATAAAGCAATGGATCGGGCTTGTGAACTAATCGTTGCCTAATCTGTGACCAACCCGATATACGGTCGTTGTCGGCTCGTCTGAAGCTAGGATGCTGATACTTGGCAAATACCTTGTTAAATTGGTCGTTAATACTAGGCCCACCATCATGAGCAAATATAGAGGGGTCGGCTACTGCAACCACTCCTTCTCCGACAGAGGCACTTGCAATTCTGTCTGCTTGTTGCTCGTTGTCGATACCTTTTCCGTGCATTTCTCGATATATGACAATTGCTCCTTTAGGATATGGTACTTCATTGCCATTATCATCCCTTCCAGAACTAACAGCACCCCACACAGCAGCAAAAGGGCTGCGGTAGCCCCAATCGTAACCCAAGTAGCGAGGCCAGTGTCTTGGAACATTAAAGGGGCTAACAATATGTTTGCTACTAAACTCAGGAAAATAGCTACCTTCATGGATTTCAAAGTCTCCTTCTAGCCACGCTCGCACAAGCTCAGGACTACCCACCATATGCAAGCGATCTATGTACTCAGGGTCTTTTGCTAAGAGAATCTGATTATCATGTACCCTACTTGGTATATAGATATAATCAAAATGCTTTCCGTTCGGCAGCTTCTTTTGAAGCATTTTCATGCCTTTAGGTGCAGGCTTAATAAAGAACTCTTTTAGCCAGTGATGCCCTACACCTCCTGGGTTAAAAGTAAGGATGATTTGACCACCGCCTTTGCCTCGCAAGGCTCCAAACAGCTTCCAAATACAGCTTGGCTCAGCATAGTTACCTGCTTCCTCAATAGCGCAATCAGAAAGGTTTTGCCCTTGATATTTCTCAGCGTCACTATCATTAGCTAATGGTCTAAAACGTAACCTACCGCCATTAGGAAAGGTAAACTGTTTCTTTTGGTCTTGCCAGTGAGCTTTTAAGGGTAAATATATCTGTTTAGCTCGTTCAATAAGGTCATCTGCTTGGGGAAGCTCTTTACGGAAGAATATAGCGTTAAATGCCTCTCCTAGCTGTTCTTGCTTTATAGCAAACTTGCCTAATACACCGTCAGTTTTGCCTCCTCCTCGTGCCCCTCCGTAGCCTACCAAAGTAATAGGGCAGTGAACTAAAGCCTCTTGAGGGCCTGCTTGAGGCGACCAAACAACAAACTCATCTCTGCCACTATCTAGCTCATCCATGCTTAATCACAATAAGACCATTACCAACAATAAGCCTAACATTACATTTAGGATTCTGACAGTAAAAGCCATTCTCGTTATCAGCTCTTTTTGTGGAAACCCAACCACACTCAGAACACCGCATCCAGCTCTTTAATAAACGCACAAACCCCCCTTACCTTCTCATACTCAAAACGACTGACCCTATCAGCATCTAAATCCAATTTTCTATTACATTTGTACGTTCCACAATCTACATATTTTAATGTTGTATAGGTAATTTTTAACTCAAGACAGCTCGGACACCTCGCAAAACGCCATCCTAACTGTCTATTATTATTCATTAAAAAAAAAGTTCTTGACAAGGTGTTTTTGGGTGGTTTATATATTCAACTTAGCTGGTCGTTGTAGTATCAGTAGCTATGTACCTTTATTTCATCCTTTTCCCCCTTCTTAAGGATAAGTCTATATATACTATATCAGTGCCTAACGGCAAGGTTTATCTACCCCCCTTCCCCCCACTTAAATAAGTGTGGGAACTCTATTCCTCATCATTAGTTAAATATCTCTGTGCAAACTCTTCTTTACTTAATGGCTTAGAAGATACAACAGCTTTGACCTCGCCTATATGCTCAATTACCTGCTGCTCGCTCCAACCTAACTTAGTTTTTAGCAGGTGAAGTAATATAGGCGTATTACCATTCATCGCTTCCTGAATTGCTGTACTAGCTAACCCCCTCTGCAATTCACTCTGACCCTCCAAATACTCATCCAAATAATACTTCTTAAATGTATAATCCCGTATCTGTAACGACACACACACCGCATGTTTGCTCAATCCTAACCGCCCTAACTCTCGAACACTATGACTTAACCTCCTGTCCTTCTTGTGTGTAAGCGCATCTTTCCTCGACTTCTTAGCTGGTAATACTTCGGGTTCTGACATGATGTTTTACTCCTGATTTGGCTTGTACTGTGTGACGGTATATATAGGTACCATCCATCTTTCTTTTTTCAAATCGATCTAGTTTTCGTTTTCCTAGCCCACGTTTCTGTAACCTATGGAAAACATTACCATATTTTACTTAACGAGTAGTGGAAAACTAATAACCTAACTAGGTAACTAGGCGATATCCTTCCACAATTCCATAAACTTGTCCGCTGGTAGCTCACTAAGTTCGAAGAGCAGAGCTATCTCCATTGGATAGAACATGCACTTCACCCGCTCTCGGTACTGATAGCCTTCCAGTGTCATCTCCAGTGTCTCTGCCATACGAGACTGGCTCCACTTCTTGAGTATCCGTATAGCTCGATATGGATTAATCCTCGGCGGTGTTACCTCGTACCGCCTCTTAGTAGCCTCTCTCCTCAGTCTCTCAAACGTTAACGGCTCTTCTCCGCTCTCCTCTCTGCTCTTGAAATACGCCATTCTATCTCCTCTATTATAGTCTCTCCTCACTACTACCTACTCTTTTACTCTGAGCCATTACGTTAGCTAGTGCAAGCTGAGTCTGTAACCTAGCGAGATTACACACGATAAAAAAAAGATTAAGTTTCTCGTAAAATAGTCGATTCTTAGCATTGCAATTACACATCATAACCTGTACACTTGTGTACATAGTAATAAATACAGGAGACTAAATCATGGAATATCAAGTAATAATCGGATGGGGCTTTAACAATGAAGACATCGTTCTTGAGACCCCCGACCGGTCGGAAGCCCGTGAGGTATACGAGCAATATCATATCGAGTGGCTTGAAGCGTGGCAAGACGAGGATATCGACTGTGAGCGAGCGCAAATGGAGAGACCTTATTTGTGCATTGTGACGGAAGAAGACGGCAGAGAATCAATCTAAGACTAGGCTAGACCATAGCCCACCACGGTGGGCGTTGGTGTGGCATGGTGCTACTGATAAGGAGACTAGAAACATGAGAAACTACTTTAAGACTAAAAAGCGTTTAGAGATAGCCTTAGATAACGCTACTCGCATCGAAGGGTTCGAGGACTATCTTCTGGACTATCACATTGCAAGCCATGACTTGCAATTGGATGACAATGGGGTAGGACAAGACCTACCTTACTGGCTAGATGATCCTAAGTATACCGAAGGCGAGTATGTGGTCAGCTTGTGTTATGGCTATCACGCTTCGAGCGTTCACGATACTACATTCTCCGGCGAACTATATTCCTTTGTTAATGTTGTACCTCTATCTGAGGAGATTGAACTACAAGCCGAGGACGGAGGGTTCTGTTACTACTATATTGGGCCAGTAGGGTTAGAGATATGGAAAAAGAAGTAGATCTAGGCTAGACCATAGCCCCACATGATGGGGCCTTGGTGTGGCATGGTGCTGCAATTACAGGAGACTAAATCATGAAATACTTTGAACAATGTTTAACGGTCGAAGCCGTCAAAACACAATACCGAGACTTAGCTAAGAAACACCATCCAGATCTAGGCGGCTGTGCGGACACGATGGTGGTAATCAATGAGCAGTATCATGAGGCTCTAAAACGCTGCAGCGGTCAATCTCATGAGCATAACGGTAAAGCCTACACCTATCGCTATGATGCTGAAGTAGAGCAGAAGCTGATGGATGTCATCCATGCCGTTCTAGCGATTAAATCAGAGGCGGTTCGGGTGTTGTTGATAGGTTCTTGGGTTTGGGTAACCGGAGACACTAAGCCAATTAAAGACAAGCTAAAGCTTATCGGCCTACGTTGGCACACTAAACGTCAGTGCTGGTACTACTCCGCAACGCCCTATAAGGGACGATATAGCAAAAAGGGATTAAGTAGCTTGGCTAGTCGTTACGGAGTAAAGGAGTTTAACGAAAACAGGGAGAGAATCACACACTAGGCTAGGCTAGACCATAGCCCCCTATGGGGGGCATTGGTGTAGCACTGGTGCTACAAACAAAGGAGACTAAAATTATGGAAACAGAGATTCTGAACGTAACTAAGAAAGAAAACGTATTTTATCGTGGGTACCTTGAGGCCATAGCATTTACAGAAGACAGTGAACACCGAAGCCTTGATGAGACTTTTCGACGGGAATGCCTGATTGACTGCTTGTGCTTCTTTAATCGCACTTTTTGCTATATGAGCGATGACCAGTTTGAGCAGGCAGGGATTGATTTCTGGCTCTCTCGGAATGGTCACGGTAGCGGGTTCTTCAGTAGAGAGGATTTTTACAATGATGGTTGCGCTAACATGTTTCAAAAGATTGCCGAAAGTTTCGGCAGTGTTACACCTTTTTTTGACGATATAAAAGAATAAAAAAGAAAACATATCTTGCTAGTGTGCATCTTATGATGTACACTAGTAGACAGGTAAACAAACAAAGGAGACTAAATCATGAATATTAGAGAATCAATCGAAGCACTAGAGCAACAAATAGAGGCTTTGGAACGCCTAGATTCCCATACGTTAGCCGATGCCATTACTGATCAGCTTGGCGTAGAGGATAGCGAGGAGCTAATCCAAACGCTTAAGGACGTGAACGTGGGCGGAGCTAATGCCGGTTTTGGCGGCTTCATTTATTCAAGCGAGTTAAAGGCATTTTATGAGAAGCACAGGGATAGTTTGATCGACCTTTTGGTAGAAACATCAAGAGAACTAGATACAAATATTCTTGATATGATTCAAGACTTCAACTGCATAAAGGATCAGTATTCTACCGAGGAGATCCGAGAAGTCTTGCATTACGGACTAAGAATCCCACAGATAGTCGACGCTATCTGTTGGTTTGCTCTTGAGGATTTTGCAAGGCTTGCCGAGTAATCAATCTACCCCGACGGCTTCGGGGTAGGCTTGATCGCTTGTAAAGGGTCTTAACAAGTAAAACAAAGGAGGATAAATCATGGATAATATAACAAAGATGAATTACGGACTAGGCCTAGCAGTCGGCGCAATGTTGGCAGTGTTGGCTACTGTCTCAGGTTGTAGCGGTGTCGAGGTAGGCGGTCGGCTTGGCGTGTATCGAGTAGACGAGCGAGAAGAGTCTAGTCGGATGAACAGGCACAATGCAGTACCGCTAAAATGCTACTTTGTACAGTGTGAGCCACAAACTTTGGATCTAAAATAAGGGGAAAATATGAACATCTTAGCAAAAATAAAAGCAGATTTATTCAGCATTTCGGCTCTAGTCGTAACAGTGCTTCATATCTTTATGATCGTTGGAGCGGTTACTTGCTGGATCGGTGTTCAAACACAAGTTTTAGGCAACGATCCAGTTCGGGTCGTATCCAAGAGATGAGACTGTTACTTGTTGCGCTCTTTATAGTCGGTTGTGATGTAGAGAGCGCATCATACCACACTAAACGCTTCTGGAGGCTACCTGTTAGCCCTAGCCGTTCTGTAATTGAGCAAGAGGTTGGCAGGGTAGCTAAGAAGCATAAACTTCCTACGGGCTTGCTACGGTCTCTGGTGCAAGTGGAAAGTAGCTTTAAGCCGTCGGCATTAAGCAAGAAAGGTGCAAGAGGCTTAACGCAAGTCATGCCTTTCAATGCTAAAAGATGCGGACTAAAGCCTAACCAGCTATGGGATCCAAGTCTAAACTTGGCTTGTGGAGCTACTATCTTAAAGCAAGAGATAGCAAGGGTAGGGAGTATAGAAAAGGCTTTGCGAGTATATAACTGCGGTAAAATTACTTGCGGTAAAGGTTACGCAAAAAAGGTTTTACAATTAGCTAAAAATAATAAGAGGTAAAAACATGACAAAAAAAGAAGAAACAAAAGAAACAAAAACAATCCATCAGGCTTTTGTCGATGCTCAAAAGGGCTTCGGAAAAGCACTAAAAACAAGTAGTAACCCCCATTTCAGAAGTAAATACGCCGATCTAGGAGCTTGTGTTGAGGCTGTTATAGATGCACTACATGAGCAGGGCTTTGCACTAATTCAGCTTACTAAGCCAAGCGATCTGGGGTGGGTAACAGTACAAACGGAGCTACTTTTTCACACTGGAGAGAGGCTTTATCTAGGGGAGCTGTCAATTCCTGTCACAAAACAAGACGCTCAAGGCTATGGATCAGCTTTAACATATTGCCGGCGGTACAGCTTAATGAGTGCTTTAGGAATAGCACCAGAAGACGATGACGGAAACCAAGCATCGGCAGGTAAACAAGTTCCGACTCCCAAGCCAAGAAAAGCAGTAAAAACTTACTACGATGTAAGCAAG